GCTTGTCGCCTGCCTCCATCATTTCTAAGAAATCCATGGTGTTGTCTCCTCAGCCGGCACTGAGGCCGGTGTATTTGTAAAACGGTGAAGCAGAAACTCGGCAGGCCGGTCGCCAAAGCCTGCCGCGAAGCGAAACGCAAAGATCAGTTACTAACTGCCGAATCCAGTCGCACCCGGCGTCTGACTGAACAGCTTGACGAGCACGGTCGCAGTCGCGCCCACCGGGATCGCAATGTTGCCGGTGCCGGTGTAGCCCATCGGAGGAACCACGACGCCAAAGGGCACGCCCGCCGAGTTGTCGCTCAGGGTCGCGGCCACCGGATCGATGTAGACGGTTTCGCCGAAGTGGATGCCCGCGCCGTAGTTCGCTTTCACGGCCAGGCTGTAGACGCCGCGCGTCGAGACCACGATCAGATCGGTCGCAAACACTGCGTCCATGTTGGACACGCCGACAATGCGGCCGATGACGACGGGATCGCCGTCTTCGACCAGGTTGATCGGAGGCGTCGCGCCTTCGCCGGGCCCGACCAGGTTGGTGTAGGTGTCCCCCGAAGCGTGTTGCGGGGCGACGATTTGGGAAGCCAAAAACTGCAGGTTATCCCCAGTTTCGTAAAAGTTTTTCATGGGACGGTTTTCTCCTTTGGCCTGGAGCTATCCGCCCAGGACCGATTCAACATTGATTTGTGCGTGCTGGTTTGAAACGAAAGGGAAGAACTAGATGCGCGCGGCGGCGAGCTTCGCGTCTTTCTCGGACATGCCCGGCATCAGCTTGAATGCCTCTTCGAGAGCCGCTTTGTTCTCTTCGGCCGTGTGGGTTTCGCTTTCGCGAACGGTGCCGTTATCGGCTGCGCCCAGGTTCTTCGGCGCGGCTGTCCGGGCGCCGCCGAGCTGCTTCACATAGTCCTGCTCGGCTTTGATCGCTTCCGCAATGCCGTCGACCTTCACGGCCTCGGCGAATTGCTTGCGGATCCGCTCCTGCGAGATCGCGGGCAGCTTCGACTCAGTCAGCTGCTTGGTGAGTTCGGCAGAGACGGTGGCTTTGGCAGAGGCCTTCTGGGCTTCTTCGAATTTGGTTTTCAGATCGGCGTTCTCTTTGGTGAGAGCTTCGACCTTCGTGTTGGCTTCCTGCAGCTGGGTTTCGACTGACTTCATGGTTGTCTCCTGGGCGTGTTTTTCAACGAGTACGATCAGGTCCGGGCGACGTTTGCGGAGGGCCGCTTCGGTCACCAGGTCCACATCGATCTCGCTGTCCTGCGTTGCAGATTCCATCGCCTCGACCTGGCCGCCCGCGCCAGCGTAAGTGACGAAATCCACCGAGCGCGCGGCGATCAGCGATTCCACGACGTTCGTGGTCACACCTTCCCGCTCCTGCTCGCTGGCTTCCCCGATCGCTCGGATGGAGACGCCCATTTCGTGCAACAGACCTTGTTGATTGAGTGCATCGAGCTTTGCTTTGAACGGCGGATCGATCACGACCGCTTCACCTTTCAGCGTGCCGTCCGACTCCGCGTGCACGTTGCGCAAATTCGCGACCCAGTTGTTGACGGAGCCTTCCGGCTTTTCCTTCGCCTCTTTCTCGCTCTGGTGGTCGGCGAACATCTTCGCGCCTTCAAAGATGTGATAGTCGCGCTTCAGCGTCTCCTGGGGATAGAAGCGCTGTTTCGATTTGTTGAGGCCTGGGCGGATGACAGTGACTTTCACGGTGCCGGTGGTGGCATCGTAGGCTGATTCTTCAAGCGGAATAGCGTTGCAGGCCAGCACGCGGCGGTAGGACTCCATCGGGCAGTCGCCCGAAGTGACTGGCGTGTAGCTGGTCTCGACCGGGATCGGATCGCCAAGCTGCACGTCGCCTTCGTCGTCGAGGGTGTAATCGATCTGGAAGAGCTTGCCTTCCATCGAATACACGACTGCGCCGTTGAAGTGATCCATGCACCAGGCGCATTTGCCTTCGATCGCGTCCTGTGGTCCATCGTCGTCACAGTCCATGTCGATCCCGGCAGCGATCTTGGCATTGATCGCCTGCATCACCTTCGACTGGATCGCCGAGTAGGAATCGGACTGCGCGAGCGCTTCCTGGAAGAATTCGCCATCGATCGAGTAACTCTCTTCCGGCGTGTCCATCTTTTCCGATTTGTAGACCGCCTTCAGCTTGGCAAGCGCCTTCGCCTTGTCCGGACCTTCGTACTTGTTGCCGCGATATCCACCGTGCAGCGCGGCCCAGGCCGCGCCCATGAGGCGGTGATTCGGCTTGCCGCTGGCGTCGGTGTAGGGAAGATGGCCTTTCGAAGCGAGATACTTCACCGCTTCTTCGATGTGCTGCTGAGAAATGAATTGGAGTTTCATCGAGGAAATCCTTTCAGTTGCTGTTCGCCACAATCGAAGCGACGAAGCACAGGCCCATCACGATCAGCCATTCGTGGCCGGCCACGATCTTCTGAAGCATCACCATCCCGGACTCCTGGCGCCGGCTACCGCGCAAACACAATTCGGGTGTGCCGGCGGCGCGTCATCTCCGGAGGGGAAATCTTCGTCGACCGGAATCGGCCCTTCGGCGGCGTTCTCTTCGCAGGTCTCGCAGGGATTCGGGCCTAAGATCCACTGTTTGTACTCGACGTTGTTCCGTTCGAGCTTTCTCAGGAAAGCCCAGCTCATCGCGGAGTTCATTTCGGTGGAAGCAATCGTCGCCGCGCGTGACTTGTCCCAGAGCCCAACGGTCTGATTGATCAGCCGCGCCGTGCCGGCGACGCCGAGCTGGTCCGTGATGCCGGTCGAGACCGCATCGGCTACGAGCTTCAGACTGGTGTCGTCAAGCCCTTGGATCATCGAGTCAACGTGCTCGGAAGCCCAGCTCGCGGCTTCGTCGGCGGTCATGCCGGGGTAGTCGGCGGGTTCTTTAGAACGAGCAGCAGTGTCAAAGCCAAAAGTAACGTCATCGTCGGCCTCAGCCAGGATCGAGATCGCGTTCGCCTGCTCGATCGCGTGCGCCAGGTGATGCTTCAGCAGTGCGGACAAAATCGGACGGCGGTTGCGCAGCAGGTTGTGCATGCGCATCCCGACCGCGTGCATGGCGTGCTCAGGATCGATGCCGCGGCTAGGCTCGGCGTATTCTTCGAACTTCATCTCTTTAACGCGATCGGCGAGGGAAGAGAAATACATCGCGAGCTCGCGCTGGCATTTCTTCTGCGCGGCTTTCCCGAGCAGGCCGAGCAGGCCTGGGCGCTGGACTTTCTCCAGGAACTCGGCGAGGGTTTCTGTGATGCGACGGCTCATCGACTTCGGCCAAATCTCCGTTCGCTGAGGTGTAGTTGCTCCGCGATCATGTCTTCGAGCGTCCCGCCGCCGATCCGCACCTTGGGATCGAACGACAGCTCCAACTCGTATTCATCGAGGCGGATCGTGACCGTTTTCCCGAAGGCCATCTTCTTGATCGCCTGCTCCGGGAGTTGCACCTTGGCGAGTTTGCGGATCATGCGAGCGCTTCCTCCATTACCTTCGCGAGCCGGTTCGCGGCGCGCGCCAGCTTTGCTGACTCGGTCGAGCCGTAGCCGAGATCGCCATTGTCCGGCGCTGCGTTGCCGTCTGGCGTTTTCGGTGCTTTCGGATCGGTTGGGTTGAGTTCCGGATCCTGGGGATCGTTGCCGGCGGCTTTCGCGCGCGCCAGCTGAATCTGGTGTGCCTTTGTCTGCTGGTCCTGCAGCGCGAGCTCGCCGCGCTTGTTCTCGGCCTCTTCGACAACTTCGTCGACGTTCGCGACGTTCAGCGAGTTCAGTAGCGCGCGGAAAACGGAGGGCACAGCGATCTCGGGGAAGATGCCGGCGACGGCGCTCATGAACTGCCCGATCTTGCGGAGGTCGTCGAGCAGGATCGGCGGCAGCGTGATGTCGAGTTGCGCCGGCTCATCCGGATCCTCGTCGATCGCGATCGAGAAAATATCGCGCAGCGCGTCCTGCCAAAAGGCCTGGTAGCTCTGGAACATCTTGAGCATCGGCAACTCCATCGCCGTCGAGGTGGCCAGGTTGCCCGTTGAGGGATCGCCGAAGTAGTGCAGCATGATGCCTGTGCCGGCCGAGACCATCAGCTTCAGCTGGTCGCCGTCCGATCGCGCGTCGCCGGCGCCAGTCGCCCGCGGCATCGGCGTGAGATCTATGCCCATGTTCTCGACCCACGTTGCACCAGGCGCAGTCTGCGGATGGCGCTCGACCTGGGTCATGCCGGCCGTCGTGTACGTCGAGGCGAGCTTCCCTTGCAGCTGGTTGACGATCCCCTGGCCGCCCTTCACCTTCATCTTCGAGGCGAACTTCGCGAGCGACTGTTGGATTGCGACGCGGGCTTCCATGAAGCGGCGGTGCTCTTTCGACCAGTCGAGGTTGCAGGAAAGCAGCCCATTGCCGCGCTTCAGCAGCGTGTCGAAGGGCAAGTGATAGACGCGGCAGTCGAGCGGCCGCTGTTCCGGCTTCGCGCTTGAAATCTTACCTTTGCTCGCCGGATCCGGCTGCTCGAGGAAGAGCTCGTCGTCTTCATCGTCGTTCCGCCAGTCGCGGTAGTAAATGATTTTGTCCTGGGCCGTGAGCCGGCGATAGCCGAGCACGTGCTCTTCATCGTCCGGGTCGCAAATGATGTCGGTGATCTGCAGGCAGTCGATGCGGCGAATCGTTTTGGGGCTATTGTCGTCCTCGGAGTCGAAGATCGCGAAGAACAGTTCACCATCGACCAGCAGCTTCTTCGAGGAGCGCCGCACGCCCTCGGAGTTCATGATGGTTTTGTTCCGCTTGTTCTTCGCGAAGTCGTCGCACTTCGCTTTGATCTTCGGATCCTTCGAGTCCCACGATGGCCCGGTGCCGAGCGCGTAGTCAGTCCACAAGCGTACAGCCTGCTTCATCAGCGGATCGCGCAGCCAGTAGAGCCGCGCCTTTGCGACCAGAGTCGTGCGCGTCTGCGAATCGAGATCTGCGGCGGTCCACTGCCGCCCAGGGACAAGCCAGCCCCGATCGTCGAGTGCCAGCTCGATGTCGGCCCGGGTGAAGGCCTCGCGCAACTCCGGCACATTCTCGGTGAGGAAGTCGGCCATCTCGCGCACCGTAAAAGCCTTCTCCGTGATGGAGACCGAGGCCTTCGGGCGAAAGAAGCTGCGCGCTGTTTCGACTAAATCCACGTTACGCTGTGCCGCCAAACTGCCAGTTGAAAGTCGCTGTCACCTTGGAGCCGCCCGACCAGGTCGCGGTGACCAGAAAGGCGGAGTACGGCTTCGTGATGCTGGGGCTGCGCAGGGAAGCCGTTGCCGAGCTGTTGGTATCGAGCACGGTGTCGTTCGTTCCACCGGGCATCTGGCCCTGGATGGTCACCGAGACGGTGCTGGGCGAGCCCGAGAACATCTCTTCGACCGTCAGGTACATCCGGCCGCGGGGGTTGTGGATGATGAACGAGTCGCCCGAGGCCTTCGCAACGGCCGAGCCGCTATCGGGGTTGGTGCTGTTGATCTGGGCTGACATGAGTGTCCCTTCAGGGAAGAATTGGTCCTTCGAAGTCGTCGAGATCCGGCGCGATCGGCCGGACGTCGGAATGCTCAATCACGATCTCCTGCTCGACGTCATCGGTCAGCGCCGTCAGTGCCCAGACGAGCGCATCCATCCGATCCGGCGAGGCCGAGAGGAATGGAACGTAATCACACATCTGGTCTTCGAGCGCGCCAAAGGCGCCAACGTGATGAACGCGGTGCTGCTCGTAGAGCGCGGCGATCGGCTCGGCACGGGTGAGCTTCCCGCGCGAGGCGTGCACGGCCTGGTAGGCGAAGTTCATCGACACCGTGCGCAGGATGGCTTCGATCAGGTCGCCGCCATTGTTCACCTCGGCGATGATGCGATCGGCCTTGTGCGCGCGGTAGCCGCCGACGATGACTTTCGCGGCGTCGTTCGGTGTGAGTTTCGCGGAGAGGTCGTCGAAAACGTAATAGTGCGGCGGCCAGTCCACGCCCGCAGGACTTGGTCCCTGGCCCGCTGCAACTATGCCCCACTCTGCGGAGTCTTCGCCGCTCGTCACTGCTGGATCGGCGGCGATCACGATGCGAGCGAGAGGCGGGCAAACACGAACACGGTCGGCATCGATCGCCTTGAGCGTCCAGAGAGCGCCAGGACGATCCTCGAGCAGCTCGGCGTCCAATTCCTGGCGGCCGAGCCGCGTGCCTTCATATTTCGAGA